TTAAAGACCCTGCAGTTTACTATGGAAAGCCTGCGGGAGATGCTATTGACATTATCAACGTTGCAGTTAATGCTCAGCAGGCAAAGAACGTTTTTTTTAAAGGTTTTAAATCAAAGATTGAAAGATCACCATGGTTTGCAGGAAAGTATAATCCAAAAGCAGACTCAGTTGAGTTTGACAAATCAATCACAGTTTATTCTGGACACTCTGAGCGTGAGTCACACGAAGGTTTGAACTTGTTTATGGCAGTCCTTGATGAAATTTCTGGTTTTGCATCTGAGGTAGCAACAGGAAATGAACAAGGAAAGACTGCTGATAACATATACAAAGCTTTTCGTGGTACTGTAGATTCTCGTTTTCCTGATCTTGGTAAGGTTGTTCTTCTTTCATTTCCCCGCTATCAAGGTGACTTTATTTCTCAACGGTATGATTCAGTTATTGCTGAGAAAGAAGTAATAGAAAAAACACATAAGTTTATTATTAATGAAGATCTACCACACGATAATCCAGACAACAATTTTGAAATATCATGGGATGAGGATAATATACTTTCATATAAAATTCCTAAGATATTTGCACTAAAGCGTCCAACTTGGGATGTAAACCCTACCCGTAAGATTGATGACTTTAAGATTGCATTCTTAACAGACTTAGGAGATGCAATGATGCGTTTTCTTTGTACCCCAACGTACTCATCTGATGCTTTTTTTAAGCAAAAGGACAAGCTAATTAGCTGTATGACATTAACAAATCCTGTTGATAGTTTTAGAAGGTTTGCAGAAAACTTTAAACCAGATCCAGATAAAATTTATTATGTTCACGCTGACCTTGCACAAAAGCACGATAAGTGTGCGGTAGCAATTGCTCACGTAGATAAGTGGGTAAATATCCAGGTAATTAAAGATTATGAACAAGTAGCACCTATCGTAATAGTAGATGCAGTAGCATGGTGGGAACCAAGATCAGAAGGACCAGTTGATCTATCTCAGGTTAAGCAGTGGATTCAAAACCTTAGAAGGCAAGGCTTTAATATAGGAATGGTTTCTTTTGACCGTTGGCAATCATTTGATATTCAACAAGAACTTAAAGCAGTAGGAATAAGAACTGATACTGTTTCTGTTGCAAAAAAACACTACGAAGATTTAGCAATGATGATCTATGAAGAGCGAGTTGCTATGCCAATGATTCCATTACTCTTGGAAGAAATGTCAGAGTTGAAGATTATGAAGGGCAATCGTGTTGATCACCCTAGAAAGAAATCTAAAGACTTGGCAGATGCTGTTTGTGGTGCTGTTTTTGGTGCTATCTCTCACACCCCAAAGGATATAGATATTGAAATAGAGATCCATACCTGGGGAACAAGTGATAAACTTGCAAGACAGCAAAGAGCTATGGTAGAATTGGAAGACAGGCAAATGCCTGAAGATGTCAGGGATTTTCTTGACAATTTAAAACTAATATAATAAGGAGAAGTAAGTGAATTCATTTAAGAAAATCGCTTTGGGACTAGCTGCAGCAATGTCTTTTGGCGTACTATCAGCACTTCCGACAAGTGCTGCTGTAAACGCACCAACTCTAGCCATTGACTCAGCAACAGACGCTGTGACATCTGGTGAGTCTGCTACAGCAGTAGTAACATTGTCGTTTATTTCAGAAACATCAGCAGATACAGCAACAATTATCTCTGCTATGTTCTCTCAGCCAACAGGGGCAGCAAAGTCTGCAACCCTATCACTTCTAGAAACATCAACATCCTCAGTAGTTATTGCAGGAAATAATGTTTCAGCAAACGTTAACTCAACAGTTAACACACCAACATATGTAACAGCAAAGTTCTTGGTAACTTTGAATGCACCAACAGTTGCAGGTACATATGATGCAAGAATTTTGACAACAAGCCCAATCAATGGACCATCAGTTTCATGGACAGTAACAGTTAAGGCAGCGGATCTAACTCCATCTGCTTCAACTACTACATCTATCCTTAATGCTGGCGAAGTAACAACTGCAACAGCAGATGCTACAGTTTATGCTCCAAAGGCTACTTCAACAGATGCAGCAGCAGTAATTGTTGTTACACCTAAGAATGCAGCAGGAGGATCAGCAACTGAGTCAATTCTTGCAACAGTTTCAGGTTCAGGAATGATTGGTAGCGGATCAAATGCAACATCAATTTCAGCACAAGGTCGCTCATTGGTAATTCCTTCAGGAAACCATATTGGTGTATTTGCTGACGGTACAGCAGGAGTATCAACAATTACCCTTACAACACTTGCAGGTGTAGTTCTTGCAACTGAGAAGGTAACATTCTATGGAGATATCGCATCTATCGTAGCAACAACAGTTAAGTCTGTTATCCCAGTGGGATCAAATGTTTCAACAATTAAGGCAGTAGCATACGATGCTGCTGGAGTAACAGTTGGAGCAGGAACACTTAATGCTTTCTCAAGCGATGTTTCAGTGGTATCTGATTCAGGAACTGCAGCAACAATCGTAAATGGTGAAGCACTATTTACTCTTACAGGAGTTAAGACAGGTGGAGTTGCTGTAACTGTTAAGTCAGGAACAGTATCATCTGCACCAGTTGCAACTCGTGTAGAGGGTGCAGCAGCAACTGTCAAGTTGTCTTTTGATAAGGCTCAGTACCTTCCAGGAGAAGCAGCGACTATTACAGTTCAGGTTCTAGATGCAGCAGGTCTTCCAGTATCTGGTAAGACACACGCTAATCTATTTGCTACAGGTGGAATTGTTTCTAACTATGCATTTGGATCAGCATCTGATGTACTAACATCTGCTTCTGTAACAACAGATACAGCAACAGTTAAGACATACAAGGTCTTTATGCCACTTGTACAAAATACAATTAAGATTACAGCAACTGGTGGATCATCTCTTCCAGTAGCAGGTCAGGTTGTAGTTTCTGCAGAGGCACTTGTTGAAGATTCTGCACAGAAGGCAGCAACAGATGCAGCAAAAGAAGCTCTAGAGGCTTCTAACGCAGCAACAACTGCAGCGCTTGATGCAGCTAAAGCAGCAGATGCTGCAACTGCAGCAGCACAAGCAGCAACAGATGCAGTTGCAGCTCTTTCAGAGTCTGTAGCTAAGTTAATTGCTGGACTTCAAGCACAAATCAAGTCACTTGCAACGGTAGTTGCAAAGATTGCTAAGAAGGTAAAGGCTTAATACCTTAACAATAAGAGGGTCAGTTTTAGTGCTGGCCCTCTTTTTTGTTGCAATAAAATGATATAATAGCCTTATTAGTCATATCACCACTACGACTATAAGGAGTTAAAGATTAAAAAGTTATTGAGAGTAGCATTGGTTTTATCCCTTGCTCTATTTCCCCTGCTTTTAATAATTGATAAAGCCCACGCAGCAGAAGGTTTGACTGCTCAAGTCTATAATGTACTAGGACAAAATGGCTCTCCCTACATACCCCAGGGAGCCTCTCCAGTCGTCACGACTAATGTACCTAACATTGACTTCCAGTGGGGTTCTGGTAGTGTATTAGGTGGCCCTTCAGAGGATGTTATCGTACGATTTACTGGGTCAATTAGAAGCGATTCTACTCAAAATATATCATTTTTAGCAACAGCAGATGATGGTACAAAGCTTTACATTGATGGAGTCTTAGTAGCAGATGACTGGCGTGATAAAGGCGGTGGAGGTACTATTAGTGATCCAATATCATTTACAGCAGGTATTCCAAAAACAATAGAATTAATGTATTATGAAAATGGCGGGGGAGCAAATGTATTCCTTCATTGGGATCAGTCTGGATCTATGGATATTATTCCAGCATCAGCATTTACTTCACAATCAGCACCAGTAGTAAAAACAATAGGACCTCCAAGAAATTTAACAATAAGTAGTGGAGAAACATCAACAGTTTTAAGTTGGGAAGCACCAGACACTGGAAACACTCAACCAGAAAGATATGCAATTAGTTTTAATTGTACTGGATGTAATGGTTGGGGAATTGCTACTGGAAATGTTGGCGGACCAAACTCTTTAAATACAACAATTACAATTGACCATTCCTTGCTAGATGGTCTTATGCCAGCAGGAACAATATGGTCATTTCATATTAGATCAGATAACGATACCTTCTCCCTTTACTCTGCAAATTCAAATGTTGTTACTGGTTCTACATATGTAGCCCCTGCTCCAGAGCCTACCCCTACTCCAACCCCTAGCCCTTCTCAAACAGCAACAGTAACAATACCTACACCTGAAACAATAACAGTAACAATACCTACACCTGAAACAATAACAGTCACAACGCCAACACCTGAAACAGAAACCGTGACAACACCTAGTGAAACATCAACAGTCACTACACCTACACCTAGCGAAACAACAACTGTGACAATACCAACTGGGCCAACTGAAGCAGAAATTGCTGCAACAACTGCAGCATTAGCAGCAGCACAACAAGCAGAAGCAGCAAGGATACAGGCAGAAACAGCAGCATTAATTGCAGCCCAGGCAGCAGCAGCTCAAGCAGAGGCTGAAAGAATTGCAGCACTTCAAGCAGCACAAGAAGCAGAAAGAATTAAAGCAGAATTGGAACTAAAAGAAAAGGCTGACCGTGAAGCAGCAGAGATTGAAGCAGCAAGAATTCAAGCAGAGATAGAAGCCCAAGAAGAAGCAGATCGCATTGCAGCAGAACTTAAAGAAGCAGAAGAAAAAGCAGAAGCAGAAGCAAAAGCAGAGGCTGAACGCATAGAGGCAGAGCGCATAGCGGAAGAAGAAAGACTTGCAGAAGAAGCAAAGGCAGAGGCTGAGCGTATAGCAGCAGAAGAAGAAGCAATTGCAAAAGCAAAGGCAGAAGCAGAGGCTGAAGCACTTGCAGAAGAAAAAAGAATTGCTGAAGAAGTCGAAGCAAAAGAATTAGAAGAAGAAAAGGCTGCTGAAGAAGAAGCAAAAGCAGAAGAAGAAGAATTAAACGAAATACTTGAAGATGCAAAAGATGGTAAAGAATTAACTGAAGAACAAAAAGATGTTGTAGTAGCAGCATTAATAGAAGATCTTAAGCCAGGAGAATCAATTTCAGCAGCAGAAGTACAGGCATCTGGAGTTTCATACGCAGATCTTCCACCAGAAACACCAGTAGAACTACGCACTGACGAAAATGGAAACGCACTTATTATTACTGCTGAAGTTGCTGCAAACATAGAATTAGTTCAAGACCCAGGAGCATTATTAGAAGCAGCATTTACTGACCCAGGAGCAGCATTAGCAGCCCTTGGAAGTATTGGTGCAGATATGACAGAGGCAGAAAGAGAAGAAGCAACAGAGATGGTTGTAGCTACAGTTGTAGCAGCAGGAGCAGCAATTAATGCAGCAGCAGTTGCTGCAGGTGGAGCAACAGGTGGAAGCACAGGTGGAGGAAGTTCTGGCGGAGGTGGTGCTTCAGGTGCCAATTCACCAGGTTCAAGAGGAGGAAGAAAATGGTAAGAATACTAAAGAATATAGTTAAGGATCTAATAGACCAGGCATGGACTCTCCTTGGAATGTTTATTGCCTGGGTAGTTTTGGACGGAAGTGCAAAGACTATAGTTGGATACGGAATCATAGCAACCACAGGTCTATGGATATTAACTAGTCCTTTTAGAAACAAAGAAGAGTAGTATAATACAAGATATGAAGAAAATATTATCTATCGTATCTGCAGTAGTGCTTTCATTAGCCCTAACTTCATGCGGTATGCTAGAAAATAGATATCGTTATGACTGCCACGACCCAGCTAACTGGTATAATAAAGAGTGTAATCCACCAGTCTGTTTAGCAGATGGATTATGCACAAAAGACATACTTGGTTTTGATCCCATGGAGGGTGGCGTAAATGAGTAGAAAAAGATATACATCAGACGAACTAGATGCAAGATTAAAGTTTTTTCTTGGAATGACATTAGGAACAATTTTGCTATTTACAACAATGGGTATTTTGTATGCCCTTGTTTTTGTAACACAACCAATAGGTGAGCAGTCAGAAAATGATAAAATGTTTTTTAATGTTTTGTCATCTGTCGCAACATTTATTACTGGAACACTTGCTGGTATTTTGATTGGTAAAAATGGCGGAAGCTCAGAAGTTACAGAAACTTCCCAGCCATATGAACAACAGTCTATTCAGACATCTTCACCTACTGTAACACAAGCAGTAGATGAGATTGATTATCTTGATGATTTTATTGACTAAATAGCACATTACTTGACACTATATGGGGTATCTGGTATACTTAAAAGTAATCATCTAAAGGGGTTTATGCATGACTTGTATTGCTGTAGTAAAACATGAAGATAAAATCTACATGGCTGGAGATCGTGGTGCCTCAGATGATGGAACTATTTTAGCACTTGATGCTCCAAAAGTTTGGAAGATTGGTCCATATCTTATTGGATATGCTGGATCAATGGACGGAGAAAGAATCCGTTATAACTTTAAACCAACACCTCCAAATATTAAAGATACTGATAAGTTTATGCA